CCCAACCAAGCGCGACATTCGTTCTAAGTACATTACCGAAAACGATACCGTTATTGCGCTGATTACAACCAAAGCGTTTCGTAAAAAAGACAAGCAACAGTTTTACGAATCGAACGCGGGGCTTTACGAAACTGACAAAGCCGCGTATGACAAAAAGTTAAAAGAAGCAAAGCGACTAAGCGGGGTTCTATCGGATGCCCGTGCAATGGCGCAAGAATTTGGCACGGCTAGGAATGGCGCACAACCATTTTTACGCCCTGCTTTGGAATCCCAAGCCGACCAAACCGCCAAGCGGCTAGGGGAAATTTTGGCAAGGCGTATCAGTAAATATAGGATAAAAAATAAATGACAAAACTAGGTTCTGCATTTGGTGAAAAGTACCAAGCAAAAAGAAAAGACCTTTTGACCCGTTCGTTTGTGTTGAACGGTCACACATTCAAAGTTCGCATCCCTTTGGTTGCCGAATCTGATGCTATCTACAAAAGGGTTTCCGACCCTGATGAACAAATTGTAGAAAAGGTTTACCAAGAAATTACCGCACCATTGCGACAGTTTGAGAATAATCAAACTGAAGATTTCCAATTTACGGATGATGATATTTTGGTTGAAGGGCGTTCCATGCGCGAAGCCGCCAAGAACAAAGCCATTACCGAAGCGCGTATTACTGAATTTTTTAAACTGCTAATTCCTGAAATGGAAGGCGTAAGTTTGGAAGATTTGACTTATGCCGACATTGAAGAAGAATTCCCAATTTCCGTACAAATGATGATTGTGGAAAAGATTGGCGAAGTGATTAGCCCAACCTATAGGGAAGCGCGGGGAAACTAATAGGCTCGTTGAAAAGCCAATGCCTAGCCGCAATGATTTTCAACGGGCATACCCTAGAAACAATTGAACAATTAGACGATGTAACCTTGGCAAACATTCAAACAATGTATGCTGACGGGTTGATTGGAAACTTTGGAATTCTTACGCAATTAGCCACCTTAACCAATGGGGTGTTTAACTATATGCGCCCGCCCAATACGCCCACATATAAACTAGCCAACATTTTGGGTAGTGCGTATGATTACATATACCCGCCTTTGTCGCCCGAATTGCAAAAGGCGGTGGTAAACGATAGTCTATTGGCGTTCATGTCAATGGCGCACGGATTCGACAAAACATTGTTTGGGGTTAAAGATGGCTAATATGATTGCCCGCCTAGGCGTAGCCCTAGGGATAGATACCGCGGAATTCAATAAAGGTATTGAAGCCGCGGGGAAGAAATTAGAAAAGTTTAGCGAATCCGCAGAAAAGTTTGGCAAGATTGGCGCGACTGCATTGGTTGCCGCTAGTGCCGCGGCGCTTCAATATGCCGATGAACTAGCCGATGTAGCCGAAGCAAACGAAGTAGCCATAGGCACGGTTTTACAGTTATCTAACGCCCTTGCTAATTCAGGCGGCAAAGCGGATAACGCGGGCAAGATGCTATCGGCATTTGCCAAGTTTATTGACGATGCCGCGGGCGGTTCTGCCGAAGCGCAAAAAACTGCCGCTAAATTGGGCATTAGTTTTCAAGATTTGGGCAAACTTTCCCAAGAAGAATTGCTAAACAAAGTTGTTGCAAATTTAGCAAAAATTGAAGACCCGATTACCCGTAACGCCAAGGCGATGGAGGTTTTCTCTAAAGCCGCTAAAGGTGTTGACATGGTTGGCTTTGCTGACCAAATGTCAAAAGCAAACCCGCTTATTGATGAACAACAAAAAGCGATTAAAGCCGCCGCAGAAACTTACGATTTGTTAGCGCAAACATCGCGTGATGTAATGGTGGTGTTGGCTACAGAACTTGGGCCAATTCTGAAATTGACCGTTGATTACATGAAAACATTAAGTGATAGCGGTGTATCACTTAGCGCAATTTTCAAAACAGTATTTCAAACGGTTGCGGTTTTAGGTTCTGAAGTTTTTTATTTCTTCAAAGCAATTTTTGATGAAATTGGGCATACCTACAACAACGCAGTTATCTTAGTAACTAAAGGCGTTGATGCCGCAATTGAAGCAAACAAAAAATACAACAATTCTGTTTTAGCGCAAAGAATACAACTTGATTTGTACCAAGCCGATGTTATGGGAGTTCCCAAATACGGCAATTCTATTGATGCGTTAGCGGCAAAAGGGGGTTCAAAATCTGCCGCCGCAAGTGGTGGAAGAAATGTTATTAAACCCCGCGATAAAGATGCTGAAGCCGCCGAACGCGCAAGAATTAAAGCAATCAATGATTTAAACCGCGAACAACAAAAGTACGCTAAAACACTTTTTGAAATTGAAGGTCAACAAGTAGCCGCATATACAAGGGAAGCAAATCGCATTGAAAATGAAGAACGCAATTTGCAAATTAAAAATGAATTGCTATTCATTGACCAAAAAACAATGGGGATGCGTTCGGAAGATGCGCAACTAACAAGGGATTTGTATTTGTCAGAACAAAAACGGTTAGATGCTATTCAAGAAATTAACCGCAACAATATGTTAGACGCGGATGCTAAAGAACAATTAGTACAGAGAGAAAACGCGTTAGCCGATGCAACCGAACGCTATCTACGCGCACAAAACCAAGCGGTTAAAGCGCAACGCGAAGGAACTGGCGAACAAGGTTTCTTTAAAGAAGGCGCTAAATTTTTCCGCGACTTGCCAACCGAATTAGAAAACGGTGCAAAGGCTTTTCAATCCGTAATGGGAAACATGGAAAGCGCGTTAGATAACTTTGTACGCACGGGCAAATTGTCGTTTAAATCTTTGGCGCGTAGCATCATTCAAGATTTGATTGCCATTCAATTACGCGCATCAGCAACGGGTTTGTTTAAATCGTTGTTTGGAATGTATGCAAGCGGTGGCTTTGGTACTGGCAACGCATACGGCAATCAAGACCTTGGCGGGTTCTTAGCCGATGGTGGTTCTGCTAATGCCAATACGCCTTATGTTGTTGGTGAACGCGGGCCTGAACTGTTTGTTCCCCGTTCATCGGGTACAGTAATTCCTAACCATGCTTTAGCGGGCGCGGGAGGCACTACGATGGTCACAAACAACTACATTAACGCCATTGATACTAAATCGTTTGAAGAACGCCTATACGGTAGTTCTAATGCAATTTGGGCGGCAAATCAGTACGCTAACAAATCGTTGGCGGTGAATAGGGGTCGGGCATGAGTTTCCAAACCATCTTTAACATTCAGCAATCCATGACGGTAAACAATCGCCGTATGGTTGGGCAACAAGTTGCGCGTTCGGGCTATATCACCGTTGCGCAATACTTAACCGCCGTGCCTTGGGTGTTTACCATTCAACCCCATGCGTACCTTTACTATCCGCAAGTTCGGGATGTAATCCAAACAATTGATAACCTTGATAGGCAATTGCCCGAAACAATTACTTTCAACACATCGAACCTTTCTTGGTTTACAGAAATGCGCGGCACGGCTACATCGGCTACGCTAAATGGTACGCCTACGCCAAACACACAAACACTTGCGCTAACTTCTAACGGTACATTCAAGGCGGGTGACTTTATTATGATTGGCGGCTACACCTACAAAGTGACTGCCGATAGCGCGGGTTCATCAGTAAGCATTAACCGACCTTTGATTGGTACGCCATCATCAGGCGCAACGGTTTCTATCGGCAATGCTTGCACATTTACAGTAGTTGCGGAATCATGCCCAACATATACACTTAACCCTATGACCGATGGCGCTTTTGTGCAATGGGATTCGCCGTTTGTTTTTAGAGAATACATCGTATGACAACAATTAACGCGGTAACTGGTTATCAAATTAACCATGCGGAATTTGTAAAACTAACCGTTGGTAATGCGGGAACGGTTTACACATTCTGCAACGCCGCCGCACCTATCACGGTTGGCGGAATCACCTTTTCAAACCTTGGCGCATTGTTATCCGTTGGCGATGTTCAACGCGACATTAAGGCTACATCGGATGACATGACAATCCAATTGACGGGCATCAATCCAAGTAATGTTGCATTGATTCTTAGTAGCGACATTAAAGGTTCGTTGGTGGAAGTATGGCGCGGGTTTTTTGATTCAAACAATCAAATCATTACTACGCCTACAACGCAATTCTTTAAACGCTACCAAGGCATTATTAACAGCGTTTCAATTACTGAAGATTTCAATACTGATGCGCGTACACGGATTGCAACTTGTTCTATTTCTTGTTCATCGATGCGCCGCATTTTGGAAAACAGATTGTCGGGCGTAAAAACTAATCAAAACAATTGGCAATTTATTTATGCGGGCGATACATCAATGAACCGCGTAAGTGAAATTTCTAATACGTTTTTTGACTTTGGTTCGCCACCAAAAACACAAACACAAGCAAGCGAAACTACAGTAACAGATAATTCAGCAGGTGACGCATCCCCATGATAAGACAAGCGACAAGATACGACATCCCTAGACTGTTAGAAATCGTGGAGGCTTACGCCTATGAAAACCCAATTAAAAAACTTGGTCAATCGCATAATCACTTTCCCCGCTATGTTGAAGAACTATTGTTTAGCATCATTCAAGGGCGTGGGTTCATTTTTGTGGATTCGCATTTGCGCGGTGCGATTGTCGCTTACAAAACTTCGAACATTTGGTCGCCAAAAGTAAAAGAGTTAAACGAACTATTGTGGTGGGTTGAACCTGAATATCGCAATGGTACGGTTGGCGGTAGGCTTTGGAAAGCATTTGATGAACGCGCAAATGCAATGCTAAACATGGGTGAAGTAGATATTATTTGTACATCAATTTCGGCTAATGGGCCATTGATTGATTACACGCGCCGCGGCTATAAGCCATTGGGCGCAACTTTTGTTAGGGAATAAAAATGGTTGCAACTTTAATTGCGGGCTTAGAAGTAATTGGCTTTTCAACAGCAATGGCAACATTTGCCGTTAACTTTGCTGTTTCCTATGTTGTTACCCGTGCGTTTGCTGACAACCCCGAACAACAACAAGACATGGGCGTAAGGCAACAAGTACCGCCAAGCGCAGTTAACGCAATTCCTATTGTGTACGGCAACGCGTACATGGGCGGCACATTTGTTGATGCGGTTCTGACAACCGACCAAAAGACAATGTACTATGTGTTGGCTATTTCAAGTATTAGCCCTAATGGTCAATTTACTTTTGATACCGCCGATATGTACTACGGCGATAGAAAAGTAACTTTTGATGGTACAGATTTAACCAAAGTTGTTAGCCTAACTGATGAAGCGGGCAATGTAGATACAAAGATTAGCGGCAACCTTTACATCAATCTTTATACATCTACAGCGGGCGGCACAATCACATCCGCAAACGGCGCATCAGCACCTAGCACCGTAATGGGTGGTTCTGACATTGCAAGCGCACAACGATGGACAGGCACACGCCAAATGAATGGTTTGGGCTTTGCTATTGTCAAACTTGTTTACAACCGCGATGCAGATACAACCCAACTGCAACCAATTACATTTAAAGTAGCCCATACACTTAACGGAACGGGTGTAGCCAAAGCGGGTGATGTTTGGTATGACTACATCACCAATTCAGTTTATGGCGGCGCAGTAGATGCGGCGTTTGTTAACAGTTCAAGTGCAACAGCGTTAAACACTTACGGCGACCAAAACATAACATTTACAAACAGTAGCGGCGTACCATCTACGCAACCTCGTTACCGTATTAACGGCGTATTGGATGCAGGGCAATCGGTTCTTTCTAACATTGACCGCATCATGTCATCGTGCGATTCATGGATGACGTACAACGCGGCATTGGGTCAATGGTCGGTGGTTATTAACAAAGCCGAAACAACAGCCTATGCGTTTGATGATGACAACATCATTGGCGAAATTCGCGTTAGCGCAACTGACATTACAAGTTCAATTAACCAAGTTGAAGCGCGTTTCCCATTCAAAGAAAACCGCGACCAAGCCGCATTTGTAAACATTGAAACACCTAGCGGTTTACTGTATCCCAACGAACCCGTTAACAAGTATTCTATTACTTACGACATGGTTAACGATTCCGTGCAAGCGCATTACCTTGCTAATCGTTTGTTGGAACAAGCACGCGAAGATTTGATTGTAGGTTTCAGCACAACTTACTACGGCATCCAAGTTGATGCGGGCGATGTTGTTAGCGTCACCAATGCCGACTACGGATGGAACGCAAAACTTTTCCGCGTGATGAAGGTTAACGAAGCGTCATTGCCTGATGGAAATTTAGGTGCGCGTTTAGAACTTAGCGAATACAACGCACAAGTTTATGATGACCAAGACATAACGCAATTTACGCCCGTGCCAAATAGTAATTTGGCATCGCCCGTTTACTTTTCAGCATTAACAGCGCCTACGGTTACAGCATCACGCCCATCGGATGCCGTGCCTAGTTTTGATGTGCAAGTATCAATACCCGCAACGGGTCGCGTAACTTTTGGCACTTTGTTTTATACATCTACGCCCGCTGATTCAACAAGTTGGAAAGTTCTTAACACCGCAACATCGCCTAACAATGTACCCGTAGCAAATGGCACTACTTACACATTTGCCAATCAAGTATTGCCCGCGGGAACTTTCTACTTTACCTACACGGTTGGAAACGAAATTGCATCATCGCAAAAAAGTTCTAACAGTTCTGCATTTGTTTGGTCGCCAACAGGAACGGCGGGAACAGCGGGCATTAGTTTTATAACTGCTTATAAGGTTCAAAGCCAATCAAGCGCCACACCCACATTTACAACGCCCACAAGCGGCGCTACAGCCCCTACAGGTTGGACATTAACAGCGCCTACCGTTTCGGTTGGTCAAGTAATGTGGTACATCCAAGGTCAATACAACAGCAACGCGGTTACTGTAAATAGCGTTCCCGCAAATAGCACGGCATGGACAGGGCCAGTAGCGGCAAGCATTTTTCAAGACATTCGTTCTGACAACTGGAACGGTTCAACACCGCCTACATACGGAACACCCGCAACATACGGAACGCAAGGCTATTACATTCAGCAATCTACAGGCGATGTATTTTTTAACAACGGTATTTTTAGGGGCAACTTAATTGGCGCTAGTAACATTGAAATTACTGGTTCTGCCAAGTTTAATGGTGCGGTTACAACTATTGCGGGAACTGCCGCGGTTACAGCCAATGTAACTTTTGCCCAAAAATACGGCATCATTGCATTTGCTGATAACGCACCTTACAACCCCGTTATTGAAGCCGCGGGCGTTTATGGTTATGGCGATAACAATGCGTTTGGTGTACGCGGTGTATCTTTTGGTTCGGGTGGTACAGGCGTGTTTGGTAGCGGGCCATTCGCGGGCATCGAAGGCAACGCAAGCGGAACAAGTGGCGTAGGCGTTAAAGGTTACGGTAACGGTTCTGCGGGCGTTGGTGTATTTGGTTTATCCAATGGTTCGGGTGCGGGTGTTTATGGCATTTCCGCGAGTGGCCCTGCCGTTTGGTGTAACGGCCCTTTTAAATGGGATGCCTATACATTTGCAGTACCTACAGGCTCAGTAACCGATGTGTTGCGCGGTAACGGAACTTGGGGCGCGGTATCTATTACAAGTTCAACCGTTACAACGGCTTTGGGCTATACGCCGTTATCAACAACGGGTCAAGCCTACGATACCGCCCGAATGGATGGCTATACCGCTTCATCATGGGCGCGTATTTTCCCTTGCAACAGCGGAACAGCAAATGCCGCGGGTTCAGGAATTAACATTTTAGGTTCAAGCACTACAGGCATTGTTAACGCGTATGTAGGAACAACTGGTTCGGGTAACACCGTTACTTTAGATGTTCGTACAACAAGCCCATCGGATGTAAGACTAAAAGAAGAAATTACAGATTGTGATTTAGGCTTGGCATTTGTTAAACAATTGCGCCCCGTTTCTTACAAACTTATTGCCGACCCTAAACACCAAAAAGGTTACGGCTTAATTGCTGATGAAGTAGAAGATATTATTCCGCTTGGGTCATCTTTGGTTTACGAAGAACCTGATTGGAAAGTTGGCGATGAAGTTGGTTTTAAAACAATTCACTATCCATCGTATGTAGCGGTTTTAATTAAAGCCGTACAAGAACTTTCAGCACAAGTTGAAGAATTGAAAAAACAGATTCCCAAGATTTAAATTGGGCATTAAAATATTGAAAAGATAAGACACCACCGCCCGCGGGTACGCGGATGTTCGACCTATGTATAGGGAACGCTAACATGGCGCTATTTTCCAAAAATGTAATCACGCAAGTAAGCGGGTTTGATAACCCCTTGATTACTGGTGAACTTGTTTATAACCAACGAACCTACTGGAATCTGCAAATGACTTCAGAAGGCGCACCCGTTGACTTGACAGGCACAACAATCACCGCGTCAATTGTTCGCCGTACAGTTTCCAATTTGATTGATACGCGTAACGGTTTATCGTTTGATGTAGCCAACTACACGCCTACACCTACGCCAATCAGTTTGACAATTACAAACCAAGTAGATGCCCAAGGTTCTTTTACTTTGGTTATTGATGATTCTGCTTGGAGTTTGATTACAACTGACCCCGAATTAGATATTGATGCCGTTGACCCCGTTTGTTTTACAGGGCGCATCAAAATTAGTTTTCCCGCTAACACACCTACACCCGCACAAGATAACATTATCTTTTTAATGTTCTTGGTTCGTTCGGATGGTGTTGTTGTTGTTTAAGGGGAAATCATGTCAAATATTAAAGTTACCGTTCAGAACGAAAACAATGTTCTGTTAGAAGTTACGCCCGTACCAATTCAAACAATTGCGATTAGCCGCGGTGTAGCGGGTCGGGGCGTAGCGGATGTTACTGCCGTTGAAATTGATAACGCGCTTTATCTTGAATTTACGTTTACTGATGGCACAACGGAATTGGTTGGACCTGTCGGTACGATTCAATACATTGGTCAAGCGCCAATCGTTGTTACTGGTTCTACCATCAGTTTAAGCACCGTACCCGTTAACTTAGGCGGCACGGGCGCAACTACTGCAAGCGGTGCGCGTACCAACTTGGGTTTGGGTACGATTGCCACACAAAACGCAAATGCAGTTTCTATTACTGGTGGCACTATCACGGGCATTACCGACTTAGCGGTTGCCGATGGTGGTACAGGCGCAAGCACCGCGGCGGGTGCAATGGTTAACTTGTTGCCATCATATACAGGCAATGCAAATAAACGCCTTTCTTTAGATGGCACGGCTACAGGCTTAGAATGGGTAACTGATGGTGGCGGTACGGTTACATCGGTTGATGTATCAGGAGGCACTACAGGTTTGTCGTTCACGGGTGGCCCTATCACCACAAGCGGCACAATCACATTAAGCGGTACATTGGATGTTGATAACGGCGGTACAGGCGCTACAACTGCGGCGGGTGCAAGAACTAACCTTAACGCCGCCGACCAAGCCTTAACGCTAACCGCGGGTACTGGTTTATCAGGTGGTGGCGACCTTACGGCAAACCGTAGTTTTAGCATTGCCAACACAACTGTTACTGCGGGCGCATACGGCGCGGCATCTAAAACGCTAACAGCAACGGTAAATGCACAAGGTCAATTGACCGCTTTAGCCGATACGCCTATTGCTATTGCCAACACCCAAATTTCGGGTTTAGGCACAATGTCAACGCAAGATGCTAATTCGGTTGCGATTACAGGCGGTTCAATTACAGGCATCACAGATTTGGCGGTTGCTGATGGTGGCACGGGTGCTAGTGATGCTTCAGGCGCACGAACTAACTTGGGCGCGGCGGCATCGGCAATTACGATTAGCGCGGGTACAGGTCTATCGGGCGGCGGTGATTTAACTGCTAACCGTACTTTGTTTATCGCTAACACCGCGGTTACTGCGGGCGCGTATGGTTCTGCATCAGATACGCTAACTGCTACAGTAAATGCGCAAGGTCAACTAACAGCATTGGCGGCAACACCGATTGCAATTTCAAATACTCAGGTTAGCGGCTTGGGTACTATGTCAACGCAAAATTCTAATTCCGTAACTATTACGGGTGGAAGCATCACAGGAATCACCGACCTTGCCATTGCAGACGGTGGTACAGGGGCTTCAAACGCCGCTGATGCGCGTTCTAACCTTGGCTTGGGTACTGCGGCAGTATTGAACGCGGGCGTTGCCTTGGGCGTTGCTACGCTAGATGCGGGCGGTACTGTACCTTTGTCGCAAATCCCTGCAAGTATTCAAGGCGGCGTAAGTTACCAAGGCGCATGGAACGCATCCACAAACACGCCTACGCTAACTTCTAGCGTTGGTACAAAAGGGCATTACTATGTTGTTTCCGTTGCGGGTAACACAAACCTGAACGGCGTAACTGATTGGTTAGTTGGCGATTGGGCAATCTACAACGGTACAGCATGGGAAAAAATCGATAACACCGACCAAGTGGCAAGCGTCAACGGCTACACGGGCGTTGTTGTTCTGACCAATACTGATGTTGGTGCGCCATCTACTAGCCTAACAATCAGCGCGGGAACGGGTTTAACTGGTGGTGGCAACCTAACTACTAACCGTACCATTTCAATCGCTAATACAGCGGTTACGGCGGCTTCTTACGGTACTGCAAGCGCAGTTCCTACATTCACAGTAAATGGTCAAGGTCAACTAACCGCCGCCGCCGATGTAAACATTGCGATTACAAACACGCAAGTTTCAGGGCTTGGCACTATGTCAACCCAAAACGCCAACAGCGTGACAATCACGGGCGGTAGCATTACGGGCATTACCGATTTGGCAATTGCCGATGGCGGTACGGGTGCAAGCAATGCCGCTGATGCGCGTACAAACCTTGGTGTAACTGCTACTGGCGGTGACACAACTTATCTTTTCCGTGCAAACAATCTTTCTGATTTGGCAAGCGCATCTACTGCCCGAACTAACTTAGGTTTGGGTACAGCGGCTACGCAAGACAGCACAGCGTTTGCTACAGCGGCACAAGGTGCAAAAGCCGATACAGCAATTCAAACAGTTACATCAACCGATGGTTCTATTGTTGTTACGCCTACAGGAACTACAATTGATTTGGCGGTGTCTGCGGCATCCCCTGCTTCTACTTTGTTAACGCAAGTTCGTAACACTACGGGCGCGACTTTAACCAAGGGTACTGTTGTTTATATCTCAGGCGCTACGGGTCAGATTTCAACCGTATCAAAAGCGATTGCAACAGGCGACACTACATCGGCTCAAACCTTGGGCATGATTACCGCTGACTTGGCAAACAATACAAACGGTTATGTAACTGTTTTTGGTTTGATTACCAACATTGATACATCGTCTTATACCGATGGCGCACAACTGTATCTAAGCGGCACTACAGCGGGTGCGGTAACAACTACAAAGCCATCAGCACCAATTCATTTGGTTTATGTTGGTATTGTTGAATATGCACACCCAACGCAAGGCAAGATTCTTGTTAAAGTTCAAAATGGATATGAACTTGATGAAATCCATGATGTATCAATTGTTAGCCCCGTAACAGGACAAACACTTGTTTACAACTCTAGTACCGATTTATGGGTTAACAACACCGTATCTTTGACTGCGGGTGTTAACGGTACATTGCCTATTGCTAATGGTGGTACAGGGCAAACAACGGCTAACGCGGCGTTCAATGCTTTAGCACCTAGCCAAACAGGTAATAGCGGCAAGTATCTAACAACCGATGGTACGGATACATCTTGGGCATCAAACCCATTGGGTACAGTAACTAGCGTTGCGGCAAGTGTTCCATCATTCTTGTCTATTGCGGGTTCACCCATCACGACAAGCGGCACATTAGCAATTAGTTTGTCGGGTACTGCATTGCCTACAACATCGGGCGGCACAGGCTTGACATCATTTACATCAGGCGGTGTTGTTTACGCATCTAGTTCTAGTGCATTGGCTACTGGTAGTGCGCTTACTTTTGATGGGACTACGCTAACTTCTACACAGTCCGTTGCGTTTTCATCAAATGCTATTTTTAACCAAACAGCATCTGTTGGTGGTGTTGCGGCTATTAAAGTGCAAAGCAATACAGCGTCTATTGATTTAATGTCTGGTGGCGTTACTTATGCCACCAACTATATGGGTGCAGATGAAGCAGGCTTGATTACTCAAGGCGCTGATGGGATGCGTTTCAATATAGGCGGTTCTTACGCTAGATGGACATTTATAGGCTCTGAAGCCATGCGCCTCACCTCAACAGGGTTGGGTGTTGGTACAAGTTCGCCTCAATCAAAACTACATATCTCAGGTGCAAACGTATCTGGCTATGGACAACTGAGAGTTAATGCAACCGATACAGCACAGATGACGCTATCGGTAGCAGAAACAAACTATGCAAATATGTATGCCGATACCACTCAACTGGTATTTGGCACAACAGCGGCTATTCCAATTCTTTTTAGAACTAACTCAACTGAGCGTATGAGGCTTGACTCATCAGGCAATCTAGGCTTGGGAGTTACTCCGAGTTCGTGGACTGGTGTAGGTGTTGCTTTTGAAACACTTGGCGGTGCAATAATTGGACAGGGTAATAACAACATTAGTTATTTCCAAAATACTTACTATGCTTCTGCCGCTTTTAGGTACAAAACAACAAACCCTGCTTCTTTTTACGAACAATCCTCTGGTAAACACGTTTGGTACAACGCCCCATCAGGCACAGCAGGAAACGCTATCACCTTTACTCAGGCGATGACTCTGGATGCAAGTGGAAATTTGGGTGTGGGGACTACAAGCCCACAATCGCTAGGCGCTGGATACCAAACAATAACTGTGAACGGAACCACAGGTAGCGGTTTTGTAATGAAATCCAATAATAGCAATCGAGGCTATTTATGGACTGATGGTTCTTCTTACCAAGTTTTTGGTATTGGTGCTTATCCAATGGTTTTTAGCACTAACAGCACAGAGCGTATGCGCCTTGATTCTTCAGGAAATCTAGGTATTGGTACAACTTCGCCCGCAACATATTTACAAGTAGCATCAAAAACTGCTGGAGATTCTCCAACAATCCGCATTTCAAATGACACAACTGCAACAGGGTCGGCCACATTAAGTCTTTACAGAAACGCAAGCGACAATGCATCTGTAATCCACAATCCGGCTGGTCTAAGAAAAACATTACAATTTCTTGCTACGCACCCATCCAGCGTGGGTATGCTTTGGAGTACTAGCGATGGTACGACAACAACAGATAGGATGACCCTCGACTCCTCAGGCAATCTAGGCTTGGCAATTACTCCCCATGCTTGGGGTGGTGGTTACAAAACCATTGACAATCAAATATACAACTCAATGTACTCCAATAATGGAGGTTTTGCGGGGATGGCGTGTAACGCCTACAACGATGGTACAAATTGGATTTATAAAATTACCACTACTGCAAATCGTTTTGAAAGCACATTAAATTCTTTTAGATGGTTTACAGCCCCATCAGGCACAGCAGGAACTGCTATCTCCTTTACTCAGGCGATGACTCTGGATGCAAGTGGTCGCCTTGGTATTGGCACTACATCACCAGCCTGTAAATTAAATGTTGATGGCACAGGTGAACTATTAAGGCTTTCTGGCACAACGCCATTCATGCAATGGTTTGGCAGTAGTGCTTGTTACATCGGTGATGCTAGTCAATTAGTTAGTGGAACTGCTGGTGACTTTGTAATTAGGGTTGGTAATTCCAACACTAATAATCTTATATTTGCAACTGGCACAACACAACGAGCCAGAATAGACACTAACGGAAACTTGCTAGTTGGGGCTACAAGTGTTGTTGGTTCATCAGTATCTGGTTTGGCATTGCGGAATGGTGGAACAAGTGGAAATTTGTTGAGTGCAGTAAGTTCTACTTCTTCTGTTGACCACATGATTTTCTACAACCCCAATGGAACTTGTGGAACTCTTTACACAACTGGCACATCATTTGGTTTGTATAACGCATCAGATGCTCGTTTAAAGCAGAACATTTCTACAGCAGATAATGCTTCTGTGTTGATTGACGCTATCCAAGTTCGTAAATTTGATTGGAAAGTAAATGGAGAGCATCAGCGTTATGGATTTATAGCGCAAGAACTTGCCACAGTATTCCCCGAAGCAGTTAAACAGCCAGAAAATCCTGACGAAATGATGGGCGTGGATTACGCCAAGTTAGTTCCAATGCTCGTCAAGGCTATTCAAGAACTCAAAGCAGAATTCGATGCCTACAAAGCATCACACCCTTAATCAACTGAAAGGTAAATTATGTCAGCAACAACAACATGGATTATTGAATGGATGCAATGCAAACCTACAGAGGGTTCTTTAACCGATGTAGTGGTTACTGCGGGATGGCGTTGCAATGGTGTTCAAGACACCTATAACGCAACCATTTATTCAACTTGCTCATTCCCTATGCCTGAAGGCACATTTACGCCATACGCGGATTTAACGCAAGAACAAGTGTTAGGTTGGTGTTGGGCTAATGGCGTTGATAAAGACGCTACCGAAGCGGCTATTCAATCCGACATTGACAATCAAATTAACCCGCCAATCGTGCAACCGCCTTTGCCGTGGGCTACTTCTTTGGCATAATATTTATGGGTAAACCGCCAACCCTAATGGCGGCATTTTTAAGGAACGACAATGCAAGACATTACACTAACTTTGACCGTTGAAGAAACAAACGCAATTCTGCAAGTGTTGGGCGATTTGCCTACAAAAACTGGCGCATGGAACTTGGTCGTAAAGATTAAAGGCCAAGCCGAACAGCAGATGAAAGCACCGGAAGATGTTGTTCAATGAAACAGATGCACGATTAAATAGCCATGAAGCGGTTTGCGCTTTACGCTATGAGCAAATAAACGCCCGCTTAAAACGCCTTGAAGGAATCTTAATCAAGGCGTGCGGCATCATGCTTGTCGGCATGGCGGGTGTTATTTGGACAACCTTGCAGTTTCCAAAATGAAAGATTACGCCGAAGCATTTATTGCGGCGGTTTGTATTGTGGTGTTTGTTATCTTTTGCACATACATAATTGTTTGGGCAGGATGGAGTTAAATGCGTTTTTTGCTTGTGATTTTTCTATCAGCATCACAAGCGGCATCCGACAAGACAGAATATAGATGTATCCGATGGCAATGGTCGGGTGATGTTTATAACCGCAAGGTTGTTTGCCTTGAATGGGTAAAGGTTGTACGGAAATGATTATCGACCCAATAACGGCGTTAGAAGGACTACAAAGCGCAATAGCAGTAGTTCGTAAAGCCGCAAAGATTGCAAACGATTTAGGCGGTTTAGCGGGCGTTGTTGGCAAACTTTTTGATGCGCGTAGCCAAGCGACCAAGGCTATGCTTGAAGCCAAAAGGTCAGGCAACAAATCCAATTTTAGCGTTGCAATGCAAATCGAAAATGCGTTGATGGAAACCGCTAAGTTGGAATCCCAATTGCAATTGCTTTATATGCAGACGGGCAATATTGACGTTTGGAACAAGATTAAAGCCCGCGCCGCTGAAATGGACAGGGATGATGCCATAGCCGCCCGTAAAGCCAAAGAAGAAGAACAACGCCAAAAGGATTTAGAAGCCGAACAAATGCAATGGGCGGTTGCGATTGTTGTTCTTGTTATGTTGATTGGTGCGGTAGGTTGGGGGCTTACACAAATTGCCGAACTATGCGCTACGACAAGGTGCGGGCGGTGAATGAGTATCAAAAACAGTTTGACCAATGGCTAAAAATATTTGTGCGATTATGTATCGCATGGTATGTGCTTGGCCTACTTCAGCGATTGCCCGATGAATTGGCTTCAAAAATTGTAGATAAACTTCTTGGAATGATTGGACTTGGATAATGCTTTCTTTATTTTCTACCCTTGGTGGTTTGCTGATTTCAGGCTTGCCTAAACTACTGGAATATTTCCAAAACAAATCTGACCAAGCGCACGAACTAGCCTTGGCGCGTGTGCAAACAGAACGCGAATTACAGTTAGCCGCGGCAGGATTTGCGGCACAAGCGCGTATGGAAGAAATACGCACCGACCAAATCGCAATGGAAACCGAAGCGGCGATGACCGAAGCGGCATTGAAGCACGATGAAAAGATTTTAGAACGCGCATCAACTTGGGTAGCAAACTACATTGGTACGGTACGCCCTACCGTTACTTATATCTTTGTGTTTGAACTTTGTGCAATTAACGCTTGGATTGCGTACTACATTTACACGCGCCCTAGCCTTGTACAAAACATGGATGATTTAATCCGCTTGTCAGATATTATTTTTTCTAGCGATGAAATGGCTATGCTTGGCGGCATCATTGGTTTTTGGTTTGGTTCACGCGGTTGGTCTAAAAAATGAAAATCAGCGACAAGGGCGAACACCTGATGCACTTCTTTGAAGGCTACAGGACGCGCCCGTATCGATGTAGTGCCGCGATTTGGACGGTTGGTTGGGGTCACGCTATGTATGCCGACCAACTAGCCTTGCCAAACATTCGTAAAGAAGGTTACACGGGGCTAACCCGTAGTGACTATCAATTAAAAGAAGGTGATAACCGTGCGTGGTCAAAAGATGAATTGGTTGAACTATTCAAAAAAGACATCGAACTTTTTGAACGCGGTGTTCTTAGACTTTCTCCCAATCTTGCTAATCATCAAAGTAAATTTGACGCTGTGGTTTCATTTGCCTACAACGCGGGGCTTGGGAATTATCAGCGTTCTACCATTCGCATGAAAGTAAACCGCGGTGAATGGGATGCCGCCGCTGATGCCTTTATGTCATGGACAAAAGCGGGCGGGAAAGAAGTGGCGGGCTTGGTTAAGCGTAGAAAAGCCGAACGCGCCTTGTTCTTAGGTTGATTCTTTTACAAAGATGCCATCGGCATTAAGGTAGCCTTTACGGTGTTTGATTTCATCGTATGCGCCTTTAAGACATTCGACCAAATCCAAATCAGCACAGGCGCAACCCATGATAAGCGTAACCAAAATATCGCCGTAGGCATCTTTCATTGCGGCTACATCTTTGGCTTCAATTGCTTCAAACAATTCGTTTAGTTCTTCTTGGGTTTTTAATGCTTGCGCATAGGGCGTACTGTTTTGTACGATGCCGCGGGCTTCACCCCATTGGATAACTGCTATTTCTGTATTTGCGTAACTCATATTGCTTCTTTATAAAATCGTGAACTCATGGCTTCTTCAAGGTTGAAGTATTCTTTAAAACATTCTTTAAAATAAACTTGTTGTTCGCCAAAGCCAACCAACTGGCGATTGTAAATAAATACTTTCTTAGGCAATCGCATTTTGCCGCTTATGTAGTCAACGCCTTTTTGTGTGATGCGCCAATAGCCTGAACCTTTTACATCTTTTCTATCGTTTGGGTGCGCTTCAATCAACCCCCAATAACGCATATTGGTAAAAGTTTTAGCCCGCATGAATTCGCGTGGTGCATTTTTAGCGGTGTTCACCCAACCATCAACCGCGGCACTCTGATAAATCCACACCAAGGCTTGCGCGTTCTTATGCGTGATGGTGAACCCGTTGTACTTACCAAAGCGTTTACAGCATGGGCAATGCCCGCCATCGCCTTGCAAGACTTTCAAATAATCTTTACTAATCTTGGCTAAGTATTCTTTTTCAAACAAATCATCCATTTTGTAGTGTCCTATAAGGCGGGGGTACTAGCGTTCGTCCGGCAAAATTGCCCGCGTTCCCCCCATTGTTCAGAATTCGGCTTTTAATTCTTTGTGCCTTTGCTTATGACATGGTTGGCAAAGCCACATAACATCAATAGGCTTGTCGTAATCTTCATGATGAGCAAGTGATTTTTTTTCTCCGCATCTAATGCACGGCATCCTAACTAAATCGCCATTTCGTATTGCTTTTGCAACGGCTCTATGTGCTATAGACCTACGCAAATCTTCATTTCTCCAAGCCTTATTTACTTCAGCATTTACTTTCATTCGTTCTAAAAGTTTGCCCCTTTGCCTGTCGTAAGCGCGTACTTTTTCAAGATTGTTATTTCTATGCGTTGTTACATCATTTTTGTTGCACTCTTTACATTTGTTTACATGGCCATCAACCATTTTTGGATGTTTGTAAAAATCTTCTAATGGCTTGATGGTTTTGCACTTAAAACATTCTTTAAAACGAATCATGTTGTACTCCTGTGCTTTTGGCGGTACAACCATTATAGACCCGTTTTAATTAAAAGGTATGTCATCCATATCATCAGGCATAGGCGCGGCTTGGCGTTGCGGTGTGCGCGGCTCAAGCGGTGGCCTAGCACTTAACCAACCATCCCAACTAACGGGTATGTGGTCAATTTTTAAACTAATACCTTGTTGGCCTTTATCCCAAAGCGTACCAATTTTAGAAAAGCGTTTTTTGTTGTTGCCTTGGGCATCGGTGTATTCGCCGACTACCGCGATAAGGTCTAATTTAGTTGACATGGTTCAATCTTTCGTTCAGTTTAAAAATTTTTGCATCAAGTTCGGCTAAGAACTTTGTTACTTCTACTTCTAGCGTTGCCGCATATTCCGTATCAAATTCAACGCGTTTAACAAACATTTGTAACCCGTTAGGTAATCGTGGGTCGAACGATACGAAATCACACCAAGCGCGTTTAGTACAAGCCATTTGCCATTGCATTTGTGTGATGTACTTTGTTGGCACTTGATTGCTTAACAATGTGTCAATGTGTGTAGCGGTGTTAGGGCATTTGATTTCTAACAGGCCATCAGCACCTACCAAGCCATCAGGCGAAGCCCCTGCGCGTTCAATTGATGGGTGCTGAACATACCCTACTTCATCAACCAAAACATCGGCTAGGGATTCATAGGCGGCACGGGCTAACGGTTCTGTTTCTGTACCCCATTGCATAGCCGCACTACTAAACGATTCTGCAACCGTATTGGTCATGCGTTCGCAAATCAATTGCGCCATGTAGTTATCGCGTGATGCTGAATAACCGCTTTTGGTTTTGGCAATCACATCAGCAACGCGGGATGCCGTGACATTGCCCAAGCGGGCGGCAAACCATTCGGGTGTATTTTGTTCAATCTTTTCAATCATAGTTTTGCCTTTACTTTATCTTTGGCGGCAATCACTTTCTTTTGCCAATCAGAATTGCCATTGCAAGCGGCATAGGCGGCTTTGTAGGCGGCTTTCAAACCATCTTGGTCGGTTGATGCGTCTATAGCGGCTAAGTGGTCTATAAGGGCGCTTTCATCTACATTCTTTGCAGGGATAGTTGCCATTGCGCCATCGTCATCTTCAGGTGCAATACCGCAAGCCGCCATCAACGAACCGCGGCGGGCGTAGGTCAATGCCGACATATACGCGGGCGGGTCATTTTTGACTACAGGAAATTGCAAGATGCCACATTCAAGCATTTCGCCCGATTCGTGAACAAATACAGTTTCAACCATGATGCCGCCAACACAATCGTAAGACTTTTGCACAAGGGCAATGCCGTTATTGTTTAGGGCATCTATAACCGCTTCAACACACGCGGCAAGGTCAGCGTACTTGTTTTTGAAATGCGGGTTGTAGGCGTTCTTTAAAGCGGGTGCAAATGCCTTTTGTGCTTGCACCAATGCCGTGGCGATTTGTTTCATTGTGCAATCCTTTTTACTTGTTTAGCAACTAACCAGTTATCACCCAAGCGGCGAACCGAACGCACCCATTGGCGTTGATAGGAACGGATAACTTCAGGTGGTGCATCGTAGGTGGCAAAGATGGCGCGAACGCGTTTTAAAAATCGTGTGTTCATGCTTAACCCCTCCAAGCCAATAGTACGCCCCAACCGCCAAAGATGACGATAGCCAAGGCACATTCAATAATTGTGGTGATGATTTTGTGTTTCATTTTGTTTTGTCCTTTGATGGGGGACTAAGCCCCCGTTTGTTTTAGTTAAAAGAAAAATGCAAGCGTTCTTTTTGTTGTTCTTGCCAAACTGATTCTGCGGCATCGCAATCGGCAAGGTAGTCATCCCATTGGGCTTTTTCTTCTGCGGTTAAATAAGAAAGCCAAGTTTGATAACCTTTTTCATCTTCATTTTCAGAAAAAGTTTCAAATGTTTCGCCCTCATCGTTAACAATCAAATAAATTACTTCATAAGTTGTTGAATCGACTACGCGTTGAATGTAGTTAAAAGAAAAAGATGGTTTGTTCATTTGGTGCTTTCTAAAAGACCCCTGAAGCGGGGCAAAGGTTAAATTGCTTTTTTGGAATCTTGGCGGTTGTTAAATTCAAACTGTTTGCTTGTTACGCATTTAACGCAACGGTATTCAGTAGGTTCGGTTTTGAATTCAGACCAATTAACAGAAATTGGAGTGCGCAAGATGTTGCGACCGCAAGCCGTTTTGGAAGCCATCCCGTAGCCGCCTTTGTTTAAGTGAGTTACACGCATTTGAGTTTCTCCTATAAGACCCCAAGAAGTTTGGGGCATGGGTGAATTCTAACCATAAATCTAGCCTTGCAACACTTTGTTTAAAATATTTTCACAATTTGTTTAAATTTTTATGGTTTGTTGTTATGATGCAACTATGAACAAAAACCTAGAATCTGACAAAGCAATGATTGCCACATTGGGCGGCCCTACGGTTCTTTCAAAGCGCCTTGGGTTAAATTCGCCCCAACGGGTACACAATTGGTTAACTAGGGGAATACCCGCATCAGTTAAATTGGCGCACCCTAAAATCTTTTTGAAAGGTTTACGCAAATGACAAAGATAGAAAAATACTTACATCACAAATCTTTGATGATGGAACACCTTGGGTTTGCGTATGCGAATCAATCAATGGATGATTCTTTGTATCACCTGATTTGCTATCACTTGCACAAAGATTACACACAAGGGTACTATTATTTTATGACCCATGAAGAACGCAAAGATTTGCACACGATGATGATTCTTTGATACAATTTTTGAAACACGGCTAGGTTTGAAGTCATGAGCAAACCGAAAAGCGTACTCCCCGCCTGCCGCCGTTTCTTTTTGGGAGTTTTGCGGAGATGCTTAAATGCGTTCAAAAACTACTTATGCCGAAAGGCTATTAGATTCCCGTTGGCAACAAATGCGTTTGCGTGTATTTGAACGGGATGGATGGAAATGCGTAACTTGTGAAAAAAGCACAAAAACGCTAAATGCACATCATGTTCACTATCACCCATTAGCCGAAGGGCCGTGGGATTACGACATAGAAACAATTATTACTTTATGTGCCGAATGTCATTCTGATGAACACATTGAATTAGATTGCGCCAAAGCAAATTTAATTCATGCCATCATTAAAAAAGGTTACAAAACTGCTTATGCGTTTGATTGTTTAACAACTTTACTTGAAACGGATGGCAATGTATGAAACGCCCATCATTTCAATTTTACCCAAGCGATTGGTTGCGTGATACTGCTTTGCGTTCATGTTCTACAGGCGCTAGGGGTTTGTGGATAGACATGATTTGTTTTATGCACGAAGGTTCACCTTACGGTTATTTAAAGGTTGCAGATAAGGTTATCCTACCCCCTAACCTTGCCCGTATGGTTGGCGAAACCTTAGAGGTTGTAGAAGGTTGGCTAAACGAATTGCACGAAGCAGGTGTTTACGATATTGATAATGGCGCAATTTTTTCAAGACGCATGATTCGTGATGAAGAATTAAGACAAAAGCGTGCAGAAGGTGGAAAATTAGGTGGGAATCCAAACTTGAAGGTTAACCATAAGGTTATGCAAGAGGATAAACAAAATACAACCCCTTCATCTTCATCTACATCTTCATCTTCAAATAAAAAAATAAAGACAGAGGCCATTCGGCCTATAGATATTTCTGAATCAGTTTGGGATGATTTCATAGCCATTAGAAACAAGGTCAAAAAACCTTTTACTGAAACCGCTTTGAAAATTATTCAGCGTGAAGCCCAAAAAGCAGGGTTCACATTGGAACAAGCCTTAGAAACTTGTTGCGCCCGTGGTTGGCAAGGATTTGAAGCCGCTTGGGTTCAAAAGGATTCAGATTTAAGCAAAACAGGCCAAATGAACCAAAGGGTAATTTCAGGCTTAACCCGTGGGCTAATCGGAGGTGGCGGCAATGTCAAATTACTTGGAAACTAATTTCTGTACCCAAGACCAAGGGCTTGATTACATATTTGGGCGAATGATGGCTATTTTTGGCGCACCATTTAATCGTCACTTTGATGGCCTAGACCCTGAATTTGTACGCGATGAATGGAAGGTTCAACTTGGCAAGTTTTTAACCTACCGCCCAAGCATGGACTTTGCCATTGCCAAACTTGATGGTGAATTTATCCCTAGCGCAATCAAGTTTCGTAATTTGTGCAACCAAGGCCCACAAATCCCAATCAAGCCATTGGTTCAAATTGAACGCAAAAAAACATTGCATGAGCAAATCGAAGCCGATAGGGTGAAAGCCGAAGCATTAACAAAACTCGCACAACTTAAAAAACACTTTGGAGATAAAGCATGAGCAACCCATACAAAATCATTGAACCAACTTGCATTAGTTTTTCAGGCGGTCGAACTTCTGCATTTATGCTTTACAAAGTTTTGGAAGCACACGACATGACTTTGCCAAATGATGCAATTATTTGTTTTGCTAATACTGGAAAAGAAGATGAAGCAACTTTAAAGTTTGTCCATGATATTGAAACTAAATGGAATGTTCCTATACATTGGATTGAGTACCGCAACGATGAAGTTGGTTTTGCTAAAGTTAATTATGAAACTGCTAGTAGAAATGGTGAACCCTTTGAAGAACTTATCCATAAAGTTCAATTTTTACCAAATTCAGCAATGAGAATATGTACAACACATTTAAAAATAAGACCATTTCGTAAATATTTAGATTCAATTGGTGTTGATAGGCCAAATCAATTTGTCGGAATTAGAGCAGACGAAATGCGAAGGGTTGTAAAAATTCGCGCAAATCCTGAAGCCGAAGGAATGGAAAGGTCATTACCACTTGCAACAGATGGAGTAACTGTTAAGGATGTTAATGATTTTTGGAATAAACAAGAATTTAATCTTGAATTGACAACATTTAATGGGAAAACTTTGGCTGGTAATTGTGACCTTTGTTATTTAAAACCATCAGCACAAATTTTAAGTTTGATACAAGAAAAACCTGAACGAGCAATTTGGTGGGCAAAAATGGAGGCTTTAACATTAGAAAAAACTACTAATGGGAAAAATCAATTTTCAAAAGATAGACCAAGTTATGCACAAATGTTGAAATTTAGTAAAGAACAAAAGGATATGTTTGACCCTAATGAAGAAGCCATTTCTTGTTTTTGCGGTGATTAAATGACTTACGAAACAGCAATGAGAATCCTAGACAAGGTACGGGAAGGAGTGCATTACCCGCAATGGGTGATTCTCAAAGCCTTGGAACTAACTGGCGATATTGATGGACATGGAACACTTTAAAGATTGCGAAGCGCGGGAATGGGTTGCGCGTTTCCGCAAAAAGCAATTAGAAGAAGGTAGGGGCGAAGCAATCGAATGGTGGAACAAAATCATTAAAGACATTGCAACCAAACGCGGGCAATCCGCCGCTGATGAATTAAAGCAAAGAATGAATACAGTAAAGGATAAAAATGCGATACGCCGCAAGGGTTGATGCAAACCAAACACAAATCGTTAGTGCCTTACGCGCCGCGGGTGCTTATGTTTGGATTATTGGCATACCCGTTGACCTTTTAGTAGGCTACCGCGGGCATACATTCTTGGTAGAGATTAAAAGCACCAACAAAGGGCGGCTAACGCCCCTACAAGCCGATTTTTTTGAGAATTGGGGCGGTAGTACCCTTTCCCGCGTTGATAGCCCTGAAGCCGCACTACGAATGATTGGAGTTATTAAATGAACCCGCCTTACAAAACAGTAGATTTCATTTTAGAAAACGCGCCAAATTATGCA